TCACTAGGCTTATAGCCATTATAAACCAATGGAACGTTCATTACAATAAGAAAAACAATTAAACAAACATTTAATTATGGCGAAAAGAATAGTAACACGTAGCCCTGCGTTTATCAGGGAAAAGAATTTTGAAACTTACGGTTTTACTGGTGAGTTTTACAAATTACTTGGAGACCCTAGTCTCAATTTCAGCACTATTACATACGGTAAGGCAAAAAGTGGTAAATCTACTTTTTTGCTCAAGATGGCTAATATGTTAGCTGAAAATTACAAGAAACGGATACTTTACGTAACTGCTGAAGAAGGTATCGAAAGAACACTACAAAAACGGTTAGAGCAATTGGATATTACAAGTTCATATATTCGCTTTCTTTCTACACGCAGCTTAGACGATATTGTTACTGTAATCAATGGACTAAAACCTCGCTTTATTTTTATTGATAGTGCGCAAGTTTGCGGATTGACTTATCAAAAATTCGCTGAATTAAAGCATTCGCAAGGTAAAAAAATACGCTCTTGGCACGTTATATTGCAAAGTAACAATGTGGGGCAGTTCAAAGGTGGACAGGAGTGGGTACATGAGGTCGATGTAAAAATTCAAATTAATAACGGCACTGCCGTTGCCGAGGGTCGTTTCAATCCTCAAGGTCAAATGCAAGTTTTTAAAAACCAGAATACATTATTTTAAAACTAATTCTTAATAAATAGAAATTAGAAAATAGGAATTTAAAAACCAATCTAACTCAATCTAACTCAATCTAACTCAATCTAACTCAATCTAACTCAATCTAATTCAATCTAATTCAATCTAATTCAATTTCATTCAATTTAACTCAATCTAACTCAATCTCATTCAATTATGACAAACATAGATTTTTCAGAACTCGACGATGTAGCCTGTACTGTTAGTGTATATGGCTGGGGCATTAGAGTAAAACCCGAACAGATTAGCAAATGTTTTGAGGTAGAAAGTGCCGATTACGACCCCGACTGGGAAGAGGAGGTCGATAACCGACTTTATTCCGATAACATAATTATCCTTAGGCGATACGGTAATAGCTTTTCAAATAAGCCCTTACAGTATGTATTGATAGGAGTAACCAATTTCAGGTCGTCGCATGTAGCGGTTAGTTATCTCAAAGCGTTGGGTTTCTATCAGCAGGTAGAACTAATCAACGAAACTTACACGTTCTAACTCAATCTTTTAAAAACATGAAATTCATATTAACAGCCACTACATTCATAGGCGAGTTGCATTTTACATACAACGAACTGGGCAAGCTAAGGCACTACGAAAGCCTTGCGAACCTAAGCGAAGTGCAGCAAAATTGGCTCGAAGCAAATTTTCCTTTTGCGCAAAATAAGTTAAAGGACTTTATCAGTTTTCGAATTAAGGTAGTAAGTGCAGATCTTTCATTTTCCATCTTTTGGAAAGAGTACGACTACAAGGTAGGCAACAAGCTAAAAGTAGAAAAACTTTGGAACGCACTCGACGAAGCCGACTGTATAGCCGTTTTGGAACACATTCCGGCATACAAACGCTACCTCAAAAACAGCAACTTGGCACAAGCCTACCCCGAAACGTTCTTAAACCAACGCCGATGGGAAAACGAACTACCAAAACCAAAAAAAACAGTTTATGGGCAGTAACAAGCAAGCTAAACGCTGTTTTAATAGTCGTTTAGCTTGCTGTTATAAAAATCAATCTAACTCAATCTAACTCAATCTAATTCAATCTAACAATGATACGTTCACCACCATAATATTCAAAAAAAACAAAGAGTTTTTGAAAAGTAGAAAAGCAATAAATTAAACAGATTATTAAGCTAAGCAATGGCTCAATAAATTAACAAAGCTTGTTTAAAAAGCTGTTTTTCAAAAACTCTTTATCAATAAACACAACCTACTTCAATCTGAATCAATCTGAATCAATCTAACTCAATCTGAATCAATCTGCATCAATCTCATTCAATCTGAATCAATCTCATTCAATCTAACTCATTCATTACTTTATCTATCCGTTTCATCAAACTTTCCGAGTCGCCTATAAATTGTCGTTTGGGCATAGTAAATTCCTTTTTTCCAAAAATCATAGCCGTTAAACCCTCATTGTGCACATCGGCATAAGGCAAGTTGCTACTTACCGTAGCTTTGTTGGCGTTTATTTCGTATTGCAATGAATCCTTTAAATCGCCTGTTATACCGCTTAGTGTTGCCCGTTTGGGAGCTGTTGGGCTGTAATTCGTTACCGGGTGTTCTTTGCGGGCTTTGTATTTTTTTTTCGACTTATTGCGTCGTGGGTGGTCATCGGGCAGTGGGCTGGTAGCTCCGGCACTAAAACCGTACCATTTGTTAGCACTATCGGTACGTTTGGCAGCCTGCCAAGGTGTGAGAGTTTTATCGGTAAAACCCTTATTTTCAAAGCTACCTTTGAAAAATAAACGCATTTCGATACCTATCAAACGTGGAGCTTTGTTTTGTATAAAATCATTGGTTTTAAGCTCTTTCAGCTTTTGTTCTTTCAAAAAATCCTCTGGCGACATAGTTCTATAATTACGAATTAAGAATTAGGAATTAACTCAGTGAAACTCTGTGCCAAACTCCGTGGAACTCTGTGGTACAAAAAAAACAATCCTTTTTTCTTGCTTTTATAAAAAACACATTGTATCTTTGTACTCTCAATAATAACCGGATTGTATAGAGTGTGCTTGTTGCTGCCTCAGACTAACTTTCCGGTTATTTGCATTATATAGTATCGCCTTCAATACTATAAACAATTGAATGAAACAATTGTTCACCCGCATTCGACTCCCAAATCAAAGCATACAGTTCTTTTTTTGTTTTCAACCTGTAAAAATGCGAATAACGAATATTCGTTCTTTTTTCTTTATTAGGTTTTCTTGTTGTTTTTTCGCCTAATTTGTTCAGTAAATACTCTAAATCTTGCAATATATACCATTCATTTATTTCGCAATCATTCATTACTTTTTTAATTCCTGTCTTACTTATTTTTATTTCGTTTACTTGTTTGGGTATATTGCTGCTAAGTAGTTCATTCCTTATCTGTTTGCGTTCCAAGTGCTGATATTCTTTATCTATCACTTCTTTTAGCTCTTTGCTTACCGCCTTTATCATTGGGTGCGCATCGGTAAAAATAGCTCCACTTTTTCCGGCATTGTTGCGCATAAGCTCACTTGGTTTTTGCAAGTCGGTTGGCAGTTCACGGCTTCCGGTATTTTTTCGCCTTTGTTCGGTACTGCACTTGCAACCCCAATCACTTGGGGGTAGCCATGTATCCCAGAAATCGTCGTCTAAGTGTTTTATAATGCCATATAGTTTTTTGTGGTCGGAGCGTGGCTCAGCGGCTACGCTGGGTATATATTCCAAGTAAGGGTATATATCTTTGTCAGCTTGCCATTGTTGCCAGTTCTTAGCCATGCGTGCGCTGCGTACCGTATGCACAAATTCGCTTCGGGCATAGTTCGTATTGTAGGCATTGTTTATTGCACTGTACGCTTCGGGCTTTGCTTTTGTTAGCAGTGCCGTTTGGTGTGCTGTTTTATAACCTGCAAATTTGCTTACATTGCGCTGCAAACCCAGTACAAACTCAAATTCTTTGTCGGAATATTTGGGCTTGCCGTAAACTTGCTCTATACCTTTTAGTAGTAAACTATTGGTATATCCAAACAGTTCTTTGTTTATCGGTTTTTTAGCATCGTTTGTTTCGGCTATTCCTTTGTAGGCATCGCTTTTAATACCCAGTTTGGGTACTTTTACATTGCTATCATTCAGAAGCGTTACGCCATGCACAGGGCAGCCTTTTGGCTTGTAATAATCAGCCGTTAGCCGTTCCCATTCCAACGCCCTCAAAAGGTTTATTTTGTTCTTTTGAGGGCTTACAGAAAAAAATCTGAAAGTTTATTTTTATCAGGTTGGCTTAGTGCGGTGGGTGTTTGCTTGCGCAAGTCCACGTATTCAAATTTGTAATCGGCAAGTGGATAGCCCCAATACACCAGAAAAGGCAATAGTTTATTATTTATCAAATATTGCATCTTGCGCAAGCGGCTGTATGTGTAATCATTCAGCAACCGTTCGTGTACTTCGGCACTGCCCACAAAGGCTTTTTCATCGCTACTGCCTGTTTGCCCGTTGATTAGTTTGCTTATATTTTCATCGCACAGTCTTATGGCTTGTTTGTAGATTTCATAAAAATTACGTCCGGGCGGTTGTATTATTTCGGCTTCGTCGCCTTCGCCTATTATAATGTAACCGTTACTGGCAAAGTTTTGTGCAGCCTCTTCGAGTTTGTCCAATTCTTTGGCATCGCGGCTGGTACTTTTCAATTTCAATAAGGGCATTCCAAATTTTTCCGAACCCAGACTCCAGTCACTTCTGGCATAGTTTTTTATGATTACTTCGCGGGCTGCCGTTTCTAACAAACCTAAGTTGTTGGTACTGCCTATTTCTAACAATGCCCACTTGGTTGCATTTTCACGGTAAGGCAAGCCCCGTTCATCGTTTACATCAAGTACCACTTCGCCAAGTTCAGGTTTTACGTGCAGGCGAGGTAATAAACTTACTGCCGAAAATTCGCCTGTTTCATTCAGTGCCGAAAATTCTAATAAACTATGTCCCCAAAACTCAGCCATCAACGAATGTTCTATAAAGTTTTCAAACCAGTCAGTCTCTAACAAATACTTAATTTTCTCATCGGCTTTGCCGTTTTTGAGTAATTCAAAATCCGATTTCTGCACACTGATTAAAGCGGTGCGTATTTGCGATTTTAATTGACTATCGTGGCTTATTTGTTCGTACAATAGATACAAACGCAAGCGGTTGGGCGTTTCAGGGTTTTGGGCTTGTTTTATCGCACTGCTCAGTAGTTCCATTTCTACATCTACCCGCACAGGTGCCGACTTCTTTAATTGAGCATACAATTTTTGTTTGTCGCTCGGTTTGCTTAGTGTATCACCAAGCACTACCATTTCTCTTTTATTTCGGTTAAACCAACTCATTTTAATTATGAATTATTAATTATTAATTATTAATTATGAATTATGAATTATGAATTATGAATAAAAAATCAATCTGAATCAATCTAAATCAATCTGAATCAATCTGAATCAATCTGAATCAATCTAAATCAATCTAAATCAATCTGAATCAATCTGAATCAATCTGAATCAATCTAATTCAATCTAATTCAATCTACTTCAATCTACTTCAATCACTTAAAAAACGCTTCGCACACAAATTCATGCCTACTTACTACCAGTCCGGCTTGGTTCATGTTGAGTTCGTATTCTGTTCGCAAAAGGCTATTTATTGCCGTTGTTTCTTCGCCCGTAAACTCAAAACTTTGTCCTTGCAATCGGTTGTAAATTTCTTTATTTAGTAGTTCGTGCCGTTCTATTATCGTTTCGTTGATACTGCCATCGGGCAAACTAAGTAGTTTTTCTATTAGCAATACCCTTATGCGTAGCGGTGCAGTTTCGTAACTGCCTTGTTTGCGTGTACTCAGCGCACTCGGAAACTCTACAAACACTGCCGGAAGGCTCATAAGCAAGTTATCACCGCTTTGTCCGTTCCACCACGTAATCCGTTTCACGTCCAAATCTACCAAAAGCATCTTTATAAATTCAAAAACCTTACTAAATTTCATAATCTATTATTAAAAAAAACATTAATCATTCATCGTTAAACATTAACCATTACAAGATGGTGTGGCTTTTCTTTGCATTAAAGCCGTAGCGTATAGCTGTTTTTACACTACCATCGGTTTGTATTTTTTTTGTTAGTGTGGTAGGTTGTTTACCCTGTGCTATTTTGCCCAATTGGCTTAGTGCCGTTTCGTAGTCATTACTTATGCGTTTAGGCACTTCGTTATCGCTTATGCGTGAGTACAGAAAGTAACAAGCCAACGAAACAAGCCAGATTCTTAAATTTTCGTGTCTATTTGTGCCTAGTTTATCAAATTCCGTTACCAAATCGTAAGTGTCCGAAAGCATATTCGTTACTATTCCTTTGGCACTTTGCACCGAACTATCTATCAGGCTCTCATCACCATCAACCAACTGTTCCAGCACTCCCGCCGAAATCCGTTGCTCTATATCAACTCTATCTATCATTGTTAATTATGAATTATGTATTAATCTACCTCAATCTCAATCAATCTCAATCAATCTACCTCAATCTACCTCAATCTACCTCAATCTACCTCAATCTACCTCAACGAATCCTCCGCGAATTATCCCTTCTAAATTTTCCGCTTCGCACCTCACTACCGCCAACGGGTGCAATGTATTTGCTCAAAAAATAAATAGCCTGTTCGTCGGCATCGGGCGCATCGTCGTGAGTTCTGTAATTTGGCTCTATGCCGTAAAGCTGTTGTAATCCTATAAGAGTAGAGTTGTGGGCTTGTTTGTCGGCATTGTAATAAATACGTCCGTTTTGGTATTTGGGTTGAAGGCTCAAAATTCGATCTATTTTTTTTGTGCGTGGTGCTTCGCTTTTACTTAGATTTAAGCGTACCCCGTAATTTTGTTCTACTTCGCTGATACTTCGCTGCACTTCGCCGTTCCAAAACTGACTTTCAAACCGCCAGTGTACCACTACGTTATCGGGTAGTTCCTTTTCAAACTCAGCCATCCATTCAATGGCAGCCTTCATTTTGCTTTGCACAACAAAACTGTCGATGTAGTAAAAATTATTTTTCCACAAACCCCACACACGCACAGCATTATAGTCAGAGGTGGAAGTCCCTGCATACGCAACGTCCCAAAAACCCACTATCAGTTTGAAGTAATCTAATCGTGGAAGTTTTACCCACTGTATTTGTTCCGGCTTGAATATTTTGCCTGCTAAGTGTGGTTGATTATTGTATTCGGCACGGGCTGCCAACAAACCCACTTCTTTTTCTACTTCTTTGTAGTATTCGGGCGTGTATTTACTTGCCCATGCTGGCTGATACGTTACATTGTCGTAAGCCGCTACTTCGCTTACTTTCCAGTCAGGGTGTCGCAAACGTAGTTCTTCTTGTATAGTGCGGGGTGCATAATTATTGTTTGGGTGCAAATAACGCCTTCTTTTGCCGTCCATTGTAGGCAGCAAATCTTGTTCTATCCATTCTACTATCTGGTCTTGGCGCATAGGGTTACGTACTATATCCTTGTCTTCCAAATCATCGCAAGCTATATAATCGGGGCGTTGGGCTTGCATACGCAAACCTCTGGGACTTTGCCCCATGCCCAAAGCCTTTGCCGTAAAGCCGTTTTTGCATCTAAAATAACCCTCTTCCCAACTGCCATGTTGCACCTGTTCGCCAAAGTCATTTATTAACCGCTGGTTATTGGCAAACTCGGCTTGTAAGTCCGAAAGTAGTATCTTGGCTTTGTCTAAGTTGTTACCTACTATCACCATGTAGTTTATATCTTCTTGCACCCACAACCAAAGCGGTATGATTACATCGCTCCACACGCTTTTAGCCAAACCTCTCCCCCAACGTATGATGATTTTGCACGTTGGGTGTTTGTTTACATAGTTGGCTAAGTGTATTTGAAAATCCGCACTTTCGGCACTGGCATAGTGTGGTAAGTAGTATTCTACAAAGTAGCGTACATCTACTTTCAACCGTTGCAAACGTACTTGTTTTTCTTTCGCTGTTTCTTTTACAAATCGCTCATGTGTACTCTGATAAATCAAAGCCGACTGCTCCTGAAACCGCTTTTGTTGCTCTTTCGTTGTCATATAAAAATATAAATTAACAATTAATAATTAATAATTATTAAAGAAGTTCCTTTTGCAATTTATTGATTGCCGTATCCATACGTTTGCGTACTTCTTTCAGCAGTTCGTAAATCTTTTCCTTTTGTTTCTCGCTTTTGCTTGCCTGCACTTCTTCCAAAAAAGTTTCGGTAAGTAATTCGTAACCCTCTATTATCCAGCTTATGCTTTTCTGACTGTACGAGAGCTTTTCCAAACTGCTTACTAACTTGCTTATTTGGTCGGGACTCATTTTGGGTTCTTCGCCTTTTTGCATCGCTTGGTAAGTGAGCAATATTTCATTGCGCACCTCATTTATGCTGATGCTCGTAGCACGTTTGGCACTTTCAAAGTCGTTATCACTTGCCCATTTATTGAGCGTATTTACACTAAAACCAAGCATATCGGCTATGGTATTCAGGTCAAAGCCTTTTACATACAATCGCTTGGCGTGGGCTATTTTCTCAAGCCGCTCTTTGTTACTTATGCTTGCCATTTTTTATTCATTGTGGTTACATTACGAAAAATGATTTGTTTTTTTGCAAAGTTCCTGTTTTCAACCGTTTGCACCAAATTGGGATTTAACCATTAAGTGAATTCACTTAATGGTTAAGTGAATTCACTTAATGGTTAAATCCCAATTTGCACCTTATCCCTTTAATATCCGATATTTGCATAAAATTTTTCAAGATAAAGTTTGTACGTTTCTTTCATATCTTTTGCTCTCACTACCGAAAACCTTTTTAAAGGACTTCAAAAGTCTTTTTGAAGTCTTTTTGGTAGTGTACATCAAAAAATACAAAATAATACATTGCGAAGCCTACGAAGTGCCTTGCGAAGTGTTTTGTGGAAACATTAAACATTAATCGTTAAACATTAATCATTAATCATTACAAAAATGACTTTCATTCTTTCAGACCAAAGTGTAAATAGTTACGGGTTTTGGGTTCTCACTGCCGGTATTCTTTTAGAGCAGTTTATCAAAAATCCGGTAATGCTCTACGACCACGAACGTTACGGAGTTATGCCTATTGGTAAGTGGACCAATATAAGAGTAGAAGAAAACAAACTACTTGCCGATGCCGAGTTCGATGCCGACGATGAATTGGCAATGAAGATAAAGGCGAAGGTAGAGAAAGGTTATTTGCGGGGTGCGAGTATTGGCATGGAAGTACGCGAACTGTCAGACCAACCCGAATACATACAGCAAGGACAAACACACGCTACCGTTATTAAGGCATTTCTGTTGGAGGCTTCTATTACCCCGTTTCCTTCAAACAGAAATTCATTAAAACTTTCTGCCAACGGCAAAAAAATCAATTTGTCTGAAAGTAGCGAACTCAATAATTTTATTCCAACGTTAAATAACAATCAGAAAATGAAAAAAGTAGCTATCCTTTTGGGGCTTGCCGAAAATGCCGACGAAAATCAAATCGCCGCCGCTGTCGAAAAGCAAGCACTATCAATTAAAACGCTCACAGAGCAGCGCAACAAAACGCTCATTACGCTTGGTACACAATCCGGTTTTGTTACCAACGAAAACAAAGCTAAAATTGAAAAATTAGCCGATGTGGAGTTCGACCTTGTTTTTGAATTGGCTCAAAAATCAACCGAAAAAACAGAGACAGACCCAAATGCTGATAACAAGCAAAAAACAGAAAAGTCCGAAAATGTACGTTTTTCCGATATTTTAGAAGGCGTTAAAAACCTCAAAAATACAACAACCAAAACATTCCGCGAGCTTGCCGATTCCGAACCTCAAACCCTCTCTAAACTTTTTACCGAAGACTTTGCGAAGTTCAACGAACTATACAAAGCCGAATACGGCAAAGAATACGCTAAGTAATTAATAATTAACGATTAATAATTAATAATTAAAATGAAACAAAACCTCAAAGAAGCCTATCAATACCTTTTGGCTACTATTATTGTACTGGGTATTATATGGCTGTTTAGTCAAGTGCTGATTACCGAAATACCCGCAAACAATCAAAAAATAATTGATGTACTTTCCGGCTCTTTCGTTTCGGCTTTTACCCTTGTTATTGGCTATTTCTTTGGCAGCTCCATGGGCAGCTCGCGCAAAACCGAAATCATGGAAAATCAAAAAAACAGTTGATACGATGACTTTAAGTCATCTTATCAATTATTAACAATTAACAACTAACAATTAATTTATAATTAAAATGAAAATTCTCTTACATTTCTTTTTAGCCTTTGCTTTTGCAGTCATGAGCGGGGCAGTAATATCCGTAGCGGTGGGTACCGACTTTGGAGTTATGGCTTCTATTTTCTTTATTTTTAACGCCATCATTAGCCCATTGATGCCGCAAAATGCACTTTTCGCAGCCGTGGTATTCAAAACAGCTTACGTAGATGAACTCTTAACCCAGTTACAAGTCGTCAAAAATACTTTTTTGGCTCGTGTACCCAACGTTTCGCACCTCTTAGAGGCGAATACAATTAACTACTCTAAAATTGGTGCAAAACCCAACGTACTTATCGACAATGCAACGTACCCTATTCCATCGGTACAGCGTACCGACGAAGGGCTAATAGTTTATTTGCGCAAACTGACTACCGAAGGCACTATCATTACCCGCAGCGAAATACACAATTTGCCTTACGACAAAAAAAACTCGGTGATAGCCCAACACAAAGAAAGTCTGCTCGAAAAATTCTACTCTTTGGCGTTGTATAGTTTTACACCAAGCGCAAACACTACAACTACACCGGTGTTAGTTACAACAGGTGCCGACGATGGTACAGGGCGCAAACGCTTAACTCAAGCCGACCTTATCAAATTCCGCACGGCACTTTCTAATTTGGGTGTAGCCGAATGCGATTTAGTTCTATCGAATGAACACGCTGAAGACATTATGCTTTGGTCGCAAGTGTTCGCTAATCAATACCATGCCATTGCATCGGGCTTAGTGTTACCTCTTTATGGGTTCAACATTACGCAGTATGTAGGTTATGCTCCTACCTTCAACACAGGTACTAAAAAAGCATTCGGAGCTGTTTCTGGTGCTGGCGACAAAAAAGCTTCCGTTGCATTCATGCCTAAACGTATGTTTCAGGCTTACGGTTCTGTCGAAATGTTCTTTACTCCGGCTACTGCTAAGTATCACCAAGACGAAGTCAATTTCGATGCCTATTTCATTGCAGCACCCAAAAACAGTGAGGGAGCGGGTGCAATCATTTCAGGTTAATAACTTTTTGTTGATGCGATGGCTTACGGTCATCGTATCAATAATTCTTAATTCATAATTTCAACATGGAAAGTACAATTGTAGATGCTATTGCAAATTTAGGAGTTGCCGGATTAGTTGTAGCTATGTTGTTTATGTATTCTAAATACATGACTAAAAAGGAAGCCGATGGTACAAAAGCTCTGTTAGACGACTACCGTAATCAACTCAAAGAACTTACTTCTATCAATCGAAGTATCGAAAATTCTTTTCGCGATTATTTAATTCTCGAAGGCAAAGAACAGAGAGAAATTATAAAGGCGAACACCGAGGCTATTAAGCAAATATTGGACTTCTTCGACAAACAATTCGGTGAGTATATGCAAGTACGCATAAAATCGCAAGATAGATTATCTGAAAAACTCGAAACATTTATTGTTAAAATTGGCGACAATATGTAATCATTTATCATAAAAAAACAATGAAAAAAACAGAAATACAAAAAATGGCTAACGCTTTCTTAGATAAAGAAAAGAAAGAAGAATGTTGGGCAACTGCTGACGGAAATATTTTCGATAATGAAAATTTAGCACTTTTTCATGCAAAGACTAATAAAGTGGAAATATTTCATTTAGTTAAAGAAGTTAAAGAAGTTAAAGAGGTTGGTAATACTGAAAAATAAAAAAATATGAAGAACTTAACCATAAATCGTACTTCGGGCGACGTTATCACTAAACTACAAGGCAAAGACCATTACAGCGGTTTGGCTATGTATCTGCCCACTGGTTCAGCCTATCCCGTTGGTACTGCCGACAGCTTTTCAGCCTTAGAACCTGTTAAGCCTGTCAGTTCTACCAATACCGCCATAGGCTTAGGCATCACGCCCGAAAGTCCATCGTGGTACATCAGAGCTTTGTACTATCACATTTCGGAAGCCTTGCGTTTCAATTCCGGTATCATTCTTTACGTGGGCTTGTTTATCGAAAAAGCTGCAAATTTCGATTTCAAAGAACTCGAAAATGTGCAATATTATACCAACGGCGAAATAAGGCAGTTAGCCGTATATGCACCATCTCGCACACTTACCGATGCCGATGTAGTATTACTCAAAACCATTGCCGACAATCTGTCGGCTCAGGCTATGCCTCTTAGCATCTTGTATGCACCCACTATTACAGAAATTGATACTTTGCCCAATTTGCGTTTGCAAGGGCGCAATCGCATTACTGTGGTTATTTCTCAATCAGCTGACGATGCGGCTTTGGCGCTGTTCAATCATGCCGACAATGCTACGCACAAAGCATTATCTACTATTGGGCTTATGTTGGGCATGGTTGCTTTGGCTGCCGTACACGAAAGCATCGGTTGGGTATCTAAGTTCCCTACGGGCATTACAAAACCAGCTTTTTCCGAGGGTTCATTGTTTCGTAATACCGACAAAGCGCTCATTCAGGAACTCGACGATTTCGGGTACTTATTTTTAGTTACTCACACCGGAATATCGGGTGCTTATGCCAACGACAGCTATTCGCTCGACCTAGAAACTTCCGAGTTCCGAACCATCGAGAGCAATAGAACTATGGACAAAGCCGAAAGAGGCATTCGTATCTACTTAACGCCTTACCTTAGTAGCCCTATTTATGTAAATCCTACTACCGGTAAACTGCGTTCAGATGTGATTGCATTCCTCGAAACTCTTGCTGGAAAACAACTGGAAGATATGGAAGCTGCAGGCGAAATCTCTGGTTATATCGTGCAAATAGACCCCGACCAAAATGTACTTACTACATCTACCGTTGAGTTTGTTATCAAACAAGTAGCCGTAGGCGTTATGCGTACCATGAACGTAAAAATAGGTTATGCTACTAAAATTTAAGTAATTCATAATTCATAATTCATAATTCACATGAACGGACTTAGAACTCCCCCGCTTATCAATGGTGTTGAGCCTGCATGGGCTAACTTAATTGTAAATATTGCAGGTTTCCCTGAAGAAAGATTAGTGGGCATAGACTACGGCGAAAGCCAGAACATCGAAAATATTTATGCCATGGGACAAAACCCCATAGCACGTGGCTACGGGAACATTGAGCCTTCAGCTTCCATTACCGTATTGCGCTCAGCAGTCGAAAACATTAGAGCCGCTTCGCCTACCGGTAAATTACAGGATATTGCACCATTCGATATTATTGTGCAGTACATTCCTATGAATGCTCAAACGGGTACTATCACTACACATCGCTTGCGCAATTGCCAGTTTACCGAAGACAAAGTTTCGCTCAAACAAGGCGACACAAAAATGGAAACCAGTTTGCCATTAATCATCTCTCACGTAGATTGGAAGTAAGTTTTCATTAATCGTTAATCATTTAACATTAATCATTTATAAAAGTGTTGACTCTCAGACAGGGCGAAAGCCTATCCTTGCAAATTGCAAACCCAAATACCGAAGGCATTCGGCAACCGTGGAACTTATACCAGCGTATTGTAGTGGCTTTGTCCATCAACAATACCATAGTTAAGTTCTTTGAATACCCCAATGCCGAAGGTAAACCTACTATGCAAATTTCAGACGATGGGCTTTTACTTTCGTTTGCGCTTTTGCCAAGCGAAACGATGATTTTAAAAGGGCATTTGGCTGCCGAAATAGCTTTAATAAATCAAGATGGCGACGATGTGGTTATTCCGCAGGCTGTTATTTGCTCTATTGTTCCATCTTTAATTAAGGAACTGCTATGAGTACCAAAGCCGAAATAATAGTAAACAAACCGCCTACAATAATTCAATTTCAAACAAAACCTACCGTTACGCTTGGTTTAGATATTGTTACTTCGGGTTCGGCTATTAGCCCTAAACAAATTGCCGATTTAATCCGTCAGTTGAACCCACCGCCTATTGTGGTGTATGCCGAAACGGATTTAACGCAATATGTCATTCCAAACGCAATCATAGCCAACGCTTTGGTTTTTGCCGATGGACGTTTGTTAGCGAATTGTCAAATAAGCAACGATACCATTTTTTTTAACGAAACGGTATTTCAAAACCAACAGCTTTTTATTCAATATGCTTTAACTTTATAATTTAATAAAACAAAATATGAAAAACTTCATTCTATTCATTTTATTCATTGTTTCATTAGAAGTAACGGCACAGCAGCCCGCTACTCTATTCGTGGTAGCCGATACAAACGCTAACTTCACGCGTCCACTGCCTTCCATGAGCTTCGTACTGTCTTCGCAAACTTACGAATTATTTGTTTTGACAGCTCCGGCTAATGTTTCCAATAGTTTCAGAACAGCTCAAAAACAAAAAGTGAGTAGTAGTTCAAATGCTATACTTTCGGAGTTGGACCCGCGTTGGACTGCCGACAAACCAAATTACGTTACAACCAGTTATCTGACTTCGCAAAACTATTTACAATCATTCACAGAGTTAGACCCGCTTTGGACTGCCGATAAACCAAACTACGTTACAACCAGTTATCTGACTTCGCAAAACTATTTACAATCATTCACAGAGTTAGACCCGCGTTGGACTGCCGACAAACCAAACTACGTTACAACCAGTTATCTGACTTCGCAAAACTATTTACAATCATTCACGGAGTTAGACCCGCTTTGGACTGCCGATAAACCAAACTACGTTGATAAAACCCAATTAGCAGACAGTGTAACACTGTTAAGAAATGAAATAGGTGTGCGCAAAATGGATACGCTCATAACTCAAATAGACGGCTACCCTGCCAATGTGTATAGTTTTATTTTACAGCCAAATACAGAGTTATTAGTAGATAGTTTTGAAATGACAAAAACGGCTATATTCTCATTACAAACCATTGCAGATAGTGAATTAGTGATTGATTACCAGTACAATTTCAACAAACTAACTACCGAAATAATCCGTAATCTGATGGGTACACGAGTCTGCAACACAACTTCTAATGTAATATTGTATGCGCAAAACAACAAAATTTACTTAAAGGCAATAGCCGCCCAAAACCAACTCAATTTCAACATCAAACTACTCAAAAAACTGATTATTTAAAACGCAAACGATATGAGTAAGCAAACCGAAAAACAAGCCCAAAAACAAGCCCAAAAACAAGCCTTTTTAGATAGGCACAATGTCAATATAGATGTATTAAAAGCCCAACACGGCGATATATTTATATACTTAGCTGTAGATGGTAAGGGCTGTATTTTAAAATCGCCCAACCTGCAAATATTAGATGCTTGCCGTACTATATCGGCGGGTAGTTCTATTAAGTTCGATCAAGCTTTAGTTTTAAACACTTGGGTAATGGGCGACGATGAACTGAAACAAGATAAGTACCAAATGGGCTTATTCGATTGGCTGGGTGGCATTATCAACAAAGTAGAAGGCGAACTGGAAAAGCTTTAGCCTCTGCCAAAATTGAAAAACCTGCTATTTCCGAGCGACACGATAGGCTGGCGGCTCTTATTTTCAACTACCGAACGCTTAGGGCATACATTAGGTATTACCTTAAATACACGCCGGAGGTATTAGATAAAATGAGCATGCTGCAAATGGCAGAGGCGTTCAACGATTTACTCTTTGTGAGGGCGCAGCGAAGTAGATACGAACCGGAAGAATAACCGTTTTTTTTTACTTAAACAACAAATGTAATAAATAAAAAAACAGACTGATAACAAGGCTTATGACCAATACCATAATGCCTATTTTCGTATCTATCAAAAAAAACAAAAGAAAAAACAACAAAACAAAAAATATAAAGACAAAGATTTTTATAGGAGAAGTCATAGTGAAAATTATTAAGAATTAAAAACAAAATGAGTGATAAAACGGTTCAATATACAATAGAGTTAGTTGATAAGTGGGCAAAGCCTATGGCTCAGTTTACTCAAAACATTGATGCTGTAAACCGTAAATCCAAAACGGCTTTTGGCTCTATGGACAAATCGCTTGGCGACCACATTCGCAATCTCGAACGCTACAAACAAAAACAACTCGACGCCTATTCGCCAAAGCATCAACTGATGTACGGTAAGCTGATACAAGCTACCGAAGCTAAAATTAAAGCACTGGCGCAAAGCACTGGCGTTAAATTGCCCGCTTCGCTCGACCATTTGAATGCAAAGTTACAAAACTCTGCCAAATCTACCACTTCTTTTTTCGATAAAATTAAAAACAATCCTATGCTTTCGCTTGGAGTTACTGCTGTAGCGGGTGCTGTTTACAAATTAGGTAGCGAGGCTATTTTAGCAAGTTCGAAGTTTGAAAAATTCAACATCACCTTGCGCACTATGTTAGGCTCTAAAGGGGCTGCACGTGAGCGTATGGAAGAATATGCCAACATTGCAGCCGCTACACCATTTCAAATTGAGCAAGTAGTCGATGCCGGTAATCAATTGCAGGCATTAGGCAGATATAGCAAAGACAATCTAATCGCACTGGGCGATCTTGCAGCCGCTTCTGGTAAACCCTTAGAACAGGTTATGAATGCCTATGCCAAACTTGGAACAGGGCAAAAAGGCGAAGCTGTAAACATGTTTCGCGATTTGCTTATTTCTTCCGATGACTGGACAAACGCTACCGGAAAGGGTATTAAGAAAAATGGTGAGCTTGCTGCCTCTACCGAGGAAATGATTGCTGCATTACCGCAAATCCTTAAACAAAAAGGTTTCTTTGGCATGATGGAGCAGCAGAGCCAAACTACCGAAGGTCGCATTTCAAACTTAAATGATTCGCTCGAAATGCTCAAAGTCAATGCAGGCGATAAGTTAAAGCCTACATTCGACCGGTTACTTTCTTCTACATCGAGCATTATTGCCAATATGAATAAGTGGGTTGCTGTACCTACACATCAAAAAATTGCGACCGAAAAAGCCGAGCTTAATGCACTGGTAGGCGTTATTACCGATGCCAACACAGGCGAACAGGTGCGTTCCGATTTGTTAGCGCAATTACAACAGCAATACCCCGAATTTTTGAAAGGATTAGACCTAGAAAATGTTAAAAATGAGGAATTAAGACAAAAATTAGCCGCCGTAAATAAAGAGTACGAAAACAAAATGAAACTCGCTGCCATGCAAGGCTTAGTTACCGATGAAGAAACTCGGTTGCAAGAATTATATTCCGAAAATGCACGACTAGAGATGGCGAAACAGGCTACTTCTAATGTAGTTAGCTTAGAGAGGGCTATTGGTGATAAATTTGGGGTGAAAGATGCTACTACTTATAAAAATGGTGTAGCTTCTTATGGTACTTCTTTTTCTGAAAAATTAGAAAAGAAAAAGGGTGTAATGGAAAAACGTATGATGAACAATCCCTCTGATACAGAGGCTTCGGAGTTTATGAATCTGTACTCTCAATACAAAGGCTGGACCAGTGTACAGTCCAAACAAGCAGGAACTTTTGAAACGGGAGGGGCTTTAAATGAAAAACTAACCGAAAATAGAAAAGAAATTGCAAGTTTGCAAGGTACAGTCGATTTGTACAAGCAGAATTTAGGCAACGAGGAGCGTAAAGATTTACTTTCGCGCGCACGTACTACCGACATCAACGACAAAACTACAGTTGAAAAGTTTTTTGGCAAAAACAACAAACTTAAATCGGAATTTGATAACATTAGAGGGACTGACTTTGAAAGTATATCGTCAGACCAATGGATTAAATTGTCCGAGATTATGAGTGGTAATGCCAAAGGTATTGTAAAATCAAGCGGTGGTGTCTCGGGTGGTTCGCTCTCTTCCGATGCTATTTCTAAAGCCTCTGCCGACATTACCGGTGGTGGTAAAAATGTAAAACAATTCAATATTTCGCTCGAAAGTTTAATCGCTCAAAACAATAATTATTTTAAAGAAGGCGAAAACCCGAAACGTGCCGACGATTTTATGCGCAAACTTTCGGAAGCCTTACAATACGTTACCAACGATGCTAACTATACTGCTCAATAGGTTATGATACTAGAATATGCAAACTCACCCGATGGTG